GTTGATTGGGCGTGTCATACGAAAAGAAGAAAATAAAAAAGACCCGGTGATTATTGATATACACCTCAAGGGTAATACTGCAAGAAGGCAGGCTTCTACCCGTATGGGACACTATATGAAACAGGGTTATCAAATCAAACAGCTATAAAAAAATAGTTCTTGACAACAAGGTTAAACTTGAGTATAATATATGTTCTTATTTGATTGGATGAAAATTTATGACGCGTCACAGGGTAATGTGCGCGAGGTAGTACGTATTTTCCGGATGCTTGTCAGCAAGCAAATACCGGATAATCGTAGAGATCCTATTTATAAATATTCACATAAAGACTTCTCAGGGGTTAGCTTCATGCTGCACCCCGACGTTCTTCTATACCATTCTCATAAGTACACTTATCGTGAATTAGCACAGTATATTTCGCTGTGCTCTTTCCGATCCGCTGTAGATTTTCTCAGCACACAGGATACGACTTTAGATCTGATATTAGTACCAGGTTTAGAGCCGGAAACAATCATAAACAACAATAGGCTACTCATGATAGACGACGACAGAGTGCGTTTTCTACATGAAGAAGTCCCAGCAACGGAGATACATTAATGGCAATTTCATTTAATCAACAGAAGGGCTCAGCCCAAAAATCATCCATCTCATCCTTTCAGTATAAAGATGGTGACAACAAGTTTCGTTTAGTAGGCGACATTCTCGCTCGCTATGTATATTGGATTAAAGGTGAGAACGACAAGAACATTCCTTTCGAGTGTTTGTCCTTTGACCGTAACAAAGAAACTTTTAACAATTTAGAAAAAGACTGGATTCGTGAGTTCTATCCAGATCTTAAGTGCGGTTGGAGCTACGCTACCCAGTGTATCGATAACGGCCAGGTAAAAGTAGTAAACCTAAAGAAGAAGTTGTGGGAGCAAATCATTACCGCAGCAGAAGATCTAGGTGATCCTACCGACCATACTACTGGCTGGGACGTATGTTTCAAGCGAGTTAAAACTGGTCCATTACCTTATAACGTAGAGTATCAGCTACAAGCATTAAAGTGCAAGCCTCGTCCTTTGACAGATTCAGAGTTAGCTGCAATCGCAGACCTCAAGTCTATGGATGAAGTTATGTCTCGTCCTACTCCAGATGCTCAGAAAGAGCTTCTCGACAAAATCCGTGATAACACGGGTGGCGCAGAAGAGATTGACGAAAGCATTGAAGACGAGTTTAAAATTGCATGATCTTATTTACAGCAGATTGGCACATAAAACTGGGACAGAAGAATGTCCCAGTTCAGTGGGCAACTAACAGATATAACAAATTTTTTGAACAAGTACATGAGATCACTGAGTACTGTGATATGCATATTATTGGGGGCGATCTCTTTGATCGCATTCCAAGTATGGATGAACTGTCTCTGTACTTCTCTTTTGTTAGAAAAGTAAAGAAGCCCACTCTTATTTATGATGGCAACCATGAAGCAACGCGTAAGAACAGAACTTTTCTCTCGCAGCTCAAACAAGCTACTAGGGATATTAACCCTTTAGTGAATATTGTTGATATCTCGTATATTGACAAAGATCTGGGCTTTGGTGTTTTGCCATACAGAGAGTTACACCAGAAGGGTAGTGTAGATCACTTTAACAAGAATATGCCTCTGTTTACTCATGTTCGAGGAGAGATACCTCCACATGTAAAGCCAGAGGTAGACCTTGACCTTTTTAATGCGTTTCCCGTAGTATTTGCAGGTGATCTTCATGCTCACAGCAATACTCAAAGAAACATTGTGTATCCAGGAAGTCCGATGACGACTTCCTTTCACAGAAAAGAGGTAAAAACCGGCTACTTGATTATTCACCCCCATACTTGGGAGTGGGAGTGGAGGAGCTTCGATCTACCTCAACTTTTGAGAAAAACTGTTCAAGATCCAGCAGACATGGTTCCTACAGAATACCATCACACTATCTATGAGATAGAAGGTGATATACAGGAATTAGCCGCAGTAGAGAACTCAGACTTACTGGATAAAAAAGTAATAAAACGAAACTCTGAAGCAACTCTAGTTATAGACAAAGAGATGACTTTAGAAGAAGAGCTTGTAGAGTACTTGAGATATATTCTCGAGATACCTGACGCACAGATTAGTAATATAGTAGGGACTTATAATGATTACGCTCAAAAAGCTCAAGTGGAGTAACTGTTTTAGCTATGGTCCCGATAATGAACTGGATTTAGACGATAACACAGTAACTCAAATAATTGGTACAAACGGTATGGGGAAATCCTCCATACCGTTAATTATTGAAGAAGTTCTTTACAACAAAAACTCCAAAGGCATAAAGAAAGCCGACATTCCTAATAGGTATGTTAATAAAGGCTACACTATCTCTTTGAATTTTGAAAAGGACGGAAATGAGTACAATATAGTAGTTGATAGAAAGACAAATATTAAAGTAAGACTTGAGAAGAACGGAGAAGATATCTCCAGCCATACGGCTACGAATACTTACAAGTCTTTACAGGAAGTATTAGGTATTGATTTCAAGACCTTCTCTCAGCTAGTATATCAAAATACGAATGCAAGTTTACAGTTTCTAACCGCTACAGACACTAACAGAAAAAAGTTTTTGATAGATCTGCTACACTTAGACGCTTACGTAAATTTATTCGAAGTATTTAAAGAAGCCTCGAAAGAGTCTTCAAACACGTTAATAGCCGTGTCCTCAGAAATTGCAACTGTTGATAAGTGGTTATTAAACAACAAATTGGAGAGTACCAACATACTTCCTCTGTTGGATTTAGAAATTAATACGGAAGAGGATGAGAAGTCTTTCCGTTCTTTATCAGTAGAACTTAATAATATCTCTGAAAAAAATAAAAAAATCTTACAAAATAATAAATATAAAGAGCTATTAAAAAGTATTGATATTGAGAAAATTCAGAATAGTAATCTGCCTGAGAAAGAATCATATGATTCCTATCAGAAAGAACTAGGAGAGATAGCAGGTAGGATAAATACAGCTACGCAGATGTTACTCAAGTTGAATAAGCTAGAAGATATCTGCCCTACTTGTGAGCAAAAAGTAGACTCAGAGTTTAAGCAAGACTTAATAAACACTGAGAAGGACAATCTATCTCACTACGATTATAGAAAAGATATTAACGAAGATATGATACGGCAGATAAAAAGAAATAATGCTGCCAGAGATGGACTTAGTAGAGCGCAGAAAGAGTGGGAAGATTTATATAGAAGTATAGATAATTCTTTGCCAAACCAGATACTTAATCAGGTGCAGCTACAAGAAGAACTAGACTCAGTATCTGCTCGCTTATCTGAAGCTAAGAAAGAACTGAAGAAGATTGCAGAAGAAAATGAACGCATCACAAGAGCAAATACACGTATAGAAATTATACAAGCTCAGACCGATGGGTTTATAGAAAAACTTAATAGTGCTCAAGAAGTTTTAGATACACAAAGAAGTCTAGATTCTAACTTAGAAATTCTAAAGAAAGCATTTAGTACAAATGGTTTGTTAGCTTATAAGATTGAAAACCTTGTAAAAGAATTGGAAGAATTAGCGAATACTTATCTTGCAGAGTTATCTGATGGTAGATTTACTCTTGAGTTTGTAGTCTCTAATGATAAGTTAAATGTACAAGTTACAGATAACGGCAAAATAGTAGATATTCTCGCACTTTCTTCAGGAGAGTTAGCCAGGGTAAATACAGCTACACTGATAGCAATAAGAAAGCTAATGAGTAGTATATCTAAGTCTAAACTCAACATTCTTTTCTTAGACGAAGTTATTGCAGTACTGGACGATGTTGGAAGGGAGAAACTAATAGAAGTTCTAATTAATGAAGATTTGAACACTTATATAGTTTCTCATGAATGGACACACCCACTTCTCGATAAAATCGAAGTAGTAAAGAAAGAAAATATAAGTAGGTTAGAATAAATGGTAGATAGTAGAGCTAAAGGAGCAAGAGGAGAATATCTAGTAAGAGACTTATTAAGAGAGTATACAAACCTCCAGTTTGAAAGAGTACCAATGTCAGGTGCTCTTGAGTATTTAAAAGGAGACTTGTATGTTCCTAATGAGAAAAACTTCTTTTGTATTGAAGTAAAGAATTATGCTGAGTCACCGCTCACTGATAAGATACTAACACAGAAGAAGACTAATCATTTAACTAAGTGGTGGAAAAAGTTATTAGTACAAGCAGACGGAGGGGGACAAAAACCTCTTCTGTTCTTCAAGTATAATAGATCA